ATTCCATTACTGTATAGTGTAAAAATTAAAAGAAAAAAAACTTCTGGTAAAATTAAAGTAATCAATATTCCAGAAGAAGAATTTTTAATTCAAAGACGAACAAAGTCATTAGAAGATTGTGATTTTTTATGCCATAGGTCTGAGGTTACTGTTTCTGATTTAGTATCTATGGGGTATGATAAAGATGAAGTTTTAGAATATGCAAGTTCAACTGGCGATGAAATAGATCAATCCAGAGAAAAATTAAATCGTTTTGAGGACACCGATGGTGGAAGTGATCGGCACATTGAAATGGATGAATCCAGAAAAACAGTGTTATATTCAGAGTGTTATATAAGAACTGATTTTGATGGTGATGGAATTGCTGAGTTAAGACGAATTTGTGTAATTGGTAATTATCATATTTTAAAAAATGAACCTTTTGATCATATACCTTTTGCAACATTAAGTCCAATTTTACAACCTCATAAATTAATTGGTCGTTCTGTTTCTGAAATGGTTATGGATTTACAGTTAATTAAATCGACTGTTTTAAGACAAATATTAGATAATCTATATTTATCAAACAATACTCGTTTAGTAGTAAGTGATGGTGTAAATTTAGATGATGTTTTAAATAATCAAGCAGGGGGTGTAATTAGAACAAGAAATATTGGATCGGTTCAACCTCTTAGCACTCCATTAGTTGCTAATCAGGCATTTCCAATGTTGGATTATTTAGATCAGCTGAAAGAATCCAGAACTGGTTTATCTAAAGCCAGTATGGGTCTTGATCCAAACGCATTACAAAGTGCCACTGCAACGGCTGTTTCTGCAACTGTATCAGCTAGTCAGGGTAAGATTGAAATGATTGCAAGAGTATTTGCAGAAACTGGAATGAAAGATTTATTTAAAGGTATTTTACATTTAGCAAAAAAACATCAAACACAACCTTTAACAGTAAGATTGACTGATAAATTTGTACCAGTTGATCCAAGACAATGGACAAATGAATTTGATATGTCGATTAATGTTGGATTGGGTACTGGGCAAACGAATGAAAAATTAGCGATATTAGATAAAATATCAAAAACGCAAGAGCAAATTTTATTAACATTAGGACAACAAAACCCATTAGTTAATTTATCTCAATATAGAGAAACTTTGGCTAAGATTTTAGAATTAACTGGGTTTAAAAATCCAAATGAATTTTTTCTTGATCCTGCACAACAACCACCAATGGAAAATCAAAATACTGCACAAAATGAAGTGAGTGTGGATCGTTTTAAAGCAGAAGAAGAATTAAAGATTAAGCGAGAAAAAATGATGGCTGATATTGCGTTAGCTAGAGAAAAATTACAAGCTGAATTACAACTGAAACAGACTGAATTAAACGCTGAACTTCAATTAAGGGGGCAGGCACAAGCATTAGGTAATAAAGCAGTCAGTCAAAACTTATAGGAGAAAATTATGTTACCAGTAGCAACGGCACTCGCACCAATGGCAGGGGCATCATTAGGAACGGCAGGAACACTTGCAGGACTAGGAGGTTTAGGAGGATTTCTAAGTGGACTTGGACAAGGTGGCTTTGGAGGATTTTTAGGTGGTTTAGGTAATTCACTGACTGGTTTACCACTCTCACAACTGTTTGGTGGTGCTAATACTCCGATGTCCTCAATTGGAGGATTATTTGGACAATTATTACCTAGTGGTAATTTAGCTAATTTAGGTCAGGCACAAATGTTAGGCAATATGATGGGTGGTGGTCAGCAACCTTCAACTCAAAACAGTCCAGAAGATGTTTTAAATGCTATGTCAAGTAGTGTAAATCCTATACCAGTTGATTTATCTAATGAACCGATGCCAATTACAAATGCACAAGAAATGATGATGCCTTTAAATACAAATCTTGATCCAAGAATGTTTGGATTAGGAGGGTTACTGGCAAGTAATTTAAATTCAAGACAAATTGTTTAATTTATAAATATGAATGATGATAATGTTCCTCTTTCTAAAAGAAAAGCTAGGGGAGATAAAGCGAAAAGTTTACTTCAAAATGAAATCTTTAATGAAGTTTTTTCAATACTTGAAAAACGATATATCGAGGGTTTTGCAGAGAGTAAAATTGACGATAGTAAAACTCGTGAAACTTGTTATTTCTTATTACAAAATTTGCGAAAACTGCGTCAAGAAATGGTTCTAATTGTTAATGATGGTGATATAGCCACTAAACAATTAGACAATTTAAATAATCCTAAAAAAAGGAAATTTTTTTAATTTAAAATAAGGATGTTATTATGGAAAACAGTACTCCAACTGGAACTGAACCAAATACTGAAACAATCAAATCTACTGGTGATGCCGTAGATTATCTCTTAAAAACTAATGAACCCTCTACTGAGGAAAATTCAGAAACTTTAGAAGAGTCAAATAATGAAGAAACTGTTCAAACAGAACAGAATGAATCTGAGGAGTCAACCGAGGAAATAACTGAGGAAGAAACCGAAGAAACAGATAATGGTGAACAATATGAAGAAGTTGATTCAACTCCAGAGCCAGAACGATACACTGTCAAAATTGATGGTCAAGATCAAGATGTAACTTTGGATGATTTAAAAAATTCATATTTAAGACAATCTGATTACACTAAAAAAACACAAAACCTTGCAGAACAAAGAAGGCAGATAGAAAATATCAATGCAACTATTCAGCAAGAAAGAAAAGTTTTATCTGAAAATTTAAAGGCTACACAACAATTTTTAGAAAATGGTATGGTTCAACAACCAGATGTAAGTCTACTTGAATCAGACCCAGTTACTTATATGAAACAAAAAGATGCATTTGAAAAACATCAGGCAGTTTTAAACCAAGTGAAACAAGAACAAATTAACATACAAACTCAAGAACAAAATGATTTAATTCAAAACTATCAAAAGAACTTAGAGCAAGAAAAAGTTCGTTTGACTGAATATATTCCAGAGTGGAAAAATCAAGATGTTGCAACTAAAGAAAAAAACAATATTGTAACTTATGCAAAACGACTTGGATTTACTCCAGAAGAGTTAAATTCAGCGAGTGATGCACGAGCCATTAATGTTTTACGAAAAGCATGGTTATATGATAATTTGATATCTAAAAATAAAGTTGCTCAAAAAAAAGTTTCTAAAGCACCCAAAATGGTTAAAGGGGGTGTACCAAGAAACAAAAATGAAGTTAGCCAAAGAAATTCAAATAAACTATTTGACAGACTCAAAAAATCTGGAAAGCAAGAAGATGCAATTAATTATCTTCTATCTAAACAACAATAATATAAACATTAATTTTTAAGGAATAATACAATGGCTACACAAACATCTATAATAGCAAAAGGTCTTAGAGAGGATTTATCCGATGTTATCTCTAGGATTTCTCCTGCCGAAACACCTATATTTTCAAATATGAGTGTTGAAACTATAACTAGCACAAATCACGAATTCTTAGTTCAAGAATTAGCAAGTGCAAGTGCATCTAACTTTAACAATGAAGGTGCAGATTTTTCATATGCTACACCAACGCAGATGACTAGGCTAGGCAACCAAAGTCAAATCTTTATTCAATCCGCACAAGTATCTGAAACTTTAGAATCAGTTGATAAAGCAGGTCGAGCAAAAGAAATTGCATATCAAACTGTTTTAAAGAGTTTGGAACAACGAAAAGACATTGAGGCAACTTTGGTTGCATCTCAAGCTAAATCTGCATCTGATCCTCGCAAAATGGGTTCTATTGAGTGTTGGATAAGTAATGTATCTGGTGCAGGGGATGCCACTGAAATAACAACTCACGATGGTGCAAATTTGCGTACTGATGGAACTGGAAGAGCATTAACCCTTGCAATGGTTGATGCAGTAGCACAAGCAGTTTTCGAGGATGGGGGTGAACCTTCTATGATGGTATTAAGTCCATCTAAGAAAGCTACATTTTCGGATTTAGCTTCTGGTTCTGTTGCTACCAATCAAGTAACTATGACTGCGAATCAACCAGTTGAAGTTCCTATAATTGGTTCAGTGAGTGTATTTTTATCAGATTTTGGAAAAATTGACATAACCATAGATCGTCAAATGCCAAATGATAGAATTTATATATTTGATCCACAACATATGAAAATGGGTGCATTACCTAACAGACAATTTTCAAAAGTTGATGTTGCCAAAAGTGGTGATAGCCAGAAATTTGGTATTGTTAGTGAGTTCACTTATATTCCGACTGCACCAAAAGCACATGGTGCTATTTATGATTTATCATAATATTTAATATGAAAGGGGGTGTAAGAACCCCCTTTTTTATTTGTGCTAAAAAAAACAATCAAGCGATTTATAGTCCAGTAAGAGTAAAAAAATGACTGAAAGAATTATTAAGAAAAACGCAGAACAAAAAATTTCTATTAAAGAAGAGGCAGGAGAAACTGTTATTGAAAGAACAGAAAAAATAGATTCTATTTTAGAAAAAAACAAAATAGAACGCAATAATTTTCGTGCTAATAATTTAATTAATAATACACAAAAACATCATAGAAAAGTTGCAGAGATTCCTGCAAATTTATTTTTTGAATTACAAAAGAAATATGGCAGTCCACAGCAAAATTGGAAAGAATGGAAAAGGTGGTTATCTGATCCAGAAAATCGTTTTTTTAGAACTGATACTGGTAAATTATAATGGCATTATCAACTTACTCTGACCTTAAAACGGCAATTGCTAATTTTGCAAATCGAAGTGATCTTACTACCAACATTGATGATTTCATTGATCTAACTGAGGCAAGACTAAATCGAGAAATATTTAGTCGTTTTGAAAATCAAAGAGTTACGGCTAACACAACGGCTAATGACCCTTTTGTATCTTTGCCAACTGATTTAAGAGAAATTAAAACAATTAGAGTAAATTCAGACCCAAGAGTTGTTTTAACGAATATGACTTTAAATGCTTTAGATATTCAATACCCAAATAGCACTGGAGGTAGTCCAGTGGCTTATGCAATTGTAAATGATAGTTTAAAATTAAGTCATACACCCAGTTCAGTATTAGAATTAGAAATGATTTATTCTGCACAAATTTCAGCTTTATCAGATTCTAATACAAACAATGTAATTTTATTAAGACATCCAGATGCTTATTTATATGGTTCTTTGACCCACTTATCTACATTTTTACTGGATGAAACAAAAGCTAGATCATACGATGAATTGTATACGAGAGCCATTCAAGAAATTAATACATCTTTAGATAAAGAAAAATATGGTTCATCACTTGCTATGAAAGACGATTACACAATTCAATTAACCAAAGTACAAGGATAAAATTATGAGTGCATCAGATTATTTAGAAAACAAGATATTAGATCATATTTTAGGATCAAGCGCCTTTAGTCAACCCAGTAAATTTTTAGCTTTGTCCACGGCAAGTCTGCAAGACGATAATTCTGGAACAGAGTTATCTGGTAATGGATATACACGAAAAGCAATTACATTTGGCACTGCTAGTTCAGGTAGTATCACAAATAGTGGTGCAGTTGAATTTGATACTGCGACTGGAAATCAAGGCACTATTTCTCATTTTGGTATTTATGATGCAAGTAGTGGAGGTAATTTATTGTTTCATGGTGCATTTAGTGCCTCTAAAGTAATTTCGACTGGTGATGTATTAAAAGTGAGTGCCTCTGCATTAACAATTTCATTAGATTAAGATGAATGTCAGTTGTCGCTATAACATTAGAGCAACTAGATTCTTATGGTACACTTGAGCAATTAGATTCAGTATCAACAAACTTAGATGCACTTGATTTTGTTGATTATACAAACCCAAATTTAGATCAGTTAGATGGTTGGGGTGATTTAGACAATTTACCATTTAGTTTAGATAGTGCTAACTGGCAAAGTGTTTTTGTAAGATTTGCCAATGGTTTAGATAATTCTACTTTTACAACCACTGGTTCTTTTGTAGTAGTAGAAACAGTTAATGGATCAACTACTGCCACTTTTACAAGTTCTGGTTCAGCTATAAGACAAAGACTTGCTAGTAGCAATATATCAGCTACTTTTTCACCAAGTAGTTCAGCTATAAGAGTTAGAACAGTAAGTGGAACTGATATATCTACTTTTACACCAACTTTAACTGCAACACGAATACAATTTGGTACTGGGTCAGTCAATTCTGTTTTTACAAACACTGCAACGGCAGTTTTTTCTGTAAATATTGCAGGAAATGATACTTCTACTTTTACCAGTAGTGGAAATTGTAATGCTACTATTTTAATAAATGGAACAACAAGTTCAGTATTTTCATTAAGTGCAGTTTTAAAAAAACAAGGTGATGAATGGGTTGAAACAAGTTCAGCTTTAGAAACATGGAATCCAAGCAGTTCGGCAACCGAAACTTGGAATGTAGTTAATTCAGGAAATGAAACATGGAATTAAAAATTAAATTAGATAGTTGGCTACCAGATCAACCAGATTATAATAATGGACTTACAGTTGCAGAAAATTGTTTACCCATTTTAAAAGGTTATGCAAGTACAAAAGGCTTAACGGCATTTAGTGGTGCAGGAGATAGCAAATTAACTGGAATCTTTGCTTTGGAAGATTCTTCAGGTAACGCACAAATTTTTGCAGGAAATCGTACTAAATTATATAAATATAATGGTACAACCAATGCATTAGATAATGTTTCAATTTCTGGTAATTACTCAGCAGTTGGCGAAAACAATAGATGGAAGTTTGTTCAATTTGGAGATAAAGTAATTGCTTCTGCAGGAACAAGTCAAACCATTCAGGTGTTTGATTTAGGTACTTCAACTTTATTTGCAAATATAGCAACTGGAGTTAATGCAGAACATATATGTGTTGCTCGTGATTTTGTATTTACTGGCAACAATTCTGACTCTATATCAAGGGTAAGATGGTCAGCAATAGGTGATAGCAGTAATTGGACAACTAGCACAACCACTCAGGCTGATTTCCAAGAAATAAATGATTTAGGGCAAATTACTGGATTAGTCGGTGGTGAATCAGTAACCATATTTTGTGAATCTGGTATTGTTATAGGTAAATATGTAGGCAGTCCTCTAATATGGCAGTTCGATGTCTTGGAAAATAATCGTGGGTGTAATTATGCAGGATCAATCACTAATGTAGCTAGAACATCTTTTTATTATACAGATGATGGTTTTTATAGTTTTAATGAAAAAACTGGATCAACACCAATTGGTCACGAAAAAATAGACAAATTTTTTCAAGATGATTTTAATACAACTTATAAAGATAATTTATATGCATCAGTAGACCCAAAAAACAAAATTGTAATGTTTGCATATCCTTCTAAAAGTAGTTCTGATGGAAGTAATGATAAGATTTTAGTTTTTAACTATATTTTAAATAAATGGAGTTTACTTAATATTGCCACTGATGTTTTAAGTCAAATTTTAACCCCTGCAACTACTCTTGAAGGTTTAGATAGTATTAGTGGAAATAATTTAGATAGTATGACAACCAGTTTAGATTCTGACATTTGGAAAGGTGGTAATATTTTATTTGTGGGTTCAGTTGATAATAAAATTTCAACTTTTACTGGTTCAACTTTATCAGCGACACTCACCACTGGTGAATTTTCTTTAGGAGGTTCACAAATGGCTATGTTGACTAAAGTTAGACCTTATTATGAAACAACTGGGTCGGCAACAGTTACTAATCAAATTGCCTCAAGAAATTTAACAAATGATAGTTTTTCGTTTGCAAGTGCAGTGAGTTTAAACTCAGATGGTTTTTCACCTCATAGAAACTCTGGAAGATATAATAGAGTACAAGTAAATTTAGGTGGTGATTGGAAAAATATTCAGGAAATAGATGTTGAATTACAAGCTAACGGCAATCGTTAATGAGTAGTTTTATTGCATTACCATATGCAGGAGGTGATCCAAGACAAGTTGCATTTGTTGTCAATAATGTTTTAGAAGGTAAACTAAATTCTACTGGCACAGTTACACTTACTAACAGTTCAGCAACTACTGTTGTTGATGATAAAAGAGTCGGTGTAGATTCTATTATTTTATTTATGCCAATTAACGCAAACGCAAGTACAGAACAAGCCTCTGGAACAATGTTCGTCAGTTCGAGAGGTAAACAAACTTTTACTATAACTCATAATAATAATGCAAACACAAGGACATTCGGATATATCGTCATCGGATAATTTAAACAGTAAATTTCCATGTTTATATAAAATCACCCCCTCTAATATTTTTAGAGTATGGAAGATTATAAAACCTAAAGTTGAGGTTGCCTTAAAACATGGAATTCATGCAAATGATAGTAATTTTGTTTTTGAACAGTTGTATAAAGGTCATGCAAAATTTTGGTTAAATAAAGATAGTTGGATTATCTCAACTATGGAAGATTTAAATATTGGAAAATGTATTACTATTTGGTTAGCCAGTGGAGATAAATATAATTTATTAAGTATGTACGATTTAATATCCAAATGGGCAAAAAAACAAGGTTGTACAAATATGTTAATTAACGGCAGAGAAGGTTGGGTTCGATTTTTAAAAAAATCAAATTTTAAACCCATGCCAATTCTAAGAAAGGAACTTTAAAAATGGGTGGAGTTACAAAAGCAATTTTTGGTGGTGGTGGAGGAGGAGGTTCGTCTGCACCTCAACAGTCAGGAACGCAAGTCGTTAAAAATGAAACTACTTTACCATCATATGTTCAACCTTATTATGAAGAGGCTTTAGAATCAGCACAACAACAATTTCAAACACCCAATACTTTATTTAGTGGTAGTTATGTTGTCCCATTTAGCCAAAGTACGCAACAAGGACTAGATCAAGCAACTGCCTTGGCACAACAAGGAAGTCCACTTATTAATAATGCAGTTTCAAATGCCACTGATACTTTAGGAGGTACTTTTTTAAATGCAGGAAATCCATATTATCAAAATGCAATCAACTCTGCGATTGATCCGATTGAGTCAAGGGTTAATAGTGTTTTTAGTAGAGGAGGCAGATTAGGTTCTGGGGCAAATCAAGATGTCCTAGCTAAAGCTATCGGAGATGTAACTTCTAGAATGTCATATGATAATTTTGCACAAGAAAGACAAAATCAATTAGCAACTCAAAGATTAGCACCAATTATTAGAGGTCAACAATTTGAAGATAGTCAGAAATTATTAAATCTTGGTCAAGTGGTAGAGGATCAACAAGCAAAAGAATTACAAGAGCAAATCATGCGGTCACAGTATGCGCAAACAGAACCTCAAGATAGATTAAATCAATATTTAGCCTCAATTACTGGAGCTACAAGAGGTGGTACAACATCTTCTATCAGACCTATTTATGGCTCTAATAATAGAAGTAGTTCATTTTTAAATCCAATGGGTGTTGCCTCTGTTTTAGGGGGTCTAGGTGGATTATTTAGTTAATAGAAAAGGAAAATAATATGGGTTTGTTAGATACATTAGGTCAAATTTCAGGCACTCTTAGAGGTGTTAATGATTTATTCGGAAACATTAATCAATTTCAAAATGTAATTAATCCAAATCCACAACCTATGCAACAACCTATGCAAAAATTTGGCATAAATCCATTAACTGGATTGCCTTCAATTATTTCTCAAATGCCATACAATGTTGGCATTAATTCAAATACACAACCTCAGTTTGGTGGTATGGTTTCAGTTGATCCTGATTTTTACAGAACAGCAGGATTTAATCCAGATGCACAATTACAACAACCAGTCGGTGGATATGGTGGCAATCCACCACCAGTAAATACACCATTTCCTACAACACCTTTTCCTAAACAACCAACAATTCCACAACCTCAACCAAATACTTTTGCAAATAGATTAAAAGATTTTGGCAATATTTATGCTGATTATATTATTGGCAGATCAAACGCAGGAAAAGCAAGTTTTGATCCATCGTCTGGTGATGAGGCATTTGTAAATAATAGTGGACTTGCTAATGCTATGAATCAATACAAAAATAGAGAGGCTTTAAAAACTTTACAAGGACAACAAGCATTTGATAATCAAATGTCTGCATTAAATACACAAACTTCACAACAAAAAAACTTTCAATATAGACAAAGTTTATCACCACAAGAGCAAAAAGAATTTGATAAATATTTAACAAGTTCAAGTAAAGGAAATCTTCCTGCATCAGTTCAAGAATATCAATTTTATAAAGGACTGCCAAAATCAGAACAAGGTGAATTTTTTAGATTAAAAAGAAAAGGTTTTGAAATTAAAGATTTTGGTGATTCTTTTAAAGTTATAGATAACACTGGTGCAATAGTTCAAACTATTTCAAAAGGATTAAGTCCAGAAAATCAGCCTAAAAATGTTTTTGAAAAAGAAGTTTCTAAAATTAATGCTAAAGAATATGCAGAATTGAAAATTCAATTTCCACAAATTCAACAAGAAATGACTGAAAAAATACAAATAATCGATCAAATGTTAAATGATCCTAATTTAGGTTCTTATCTTGGAAAAAAAGCAAAATTAATACCAGATATACTTGTTGCAGGAACACCGACTGGTGATTTTAGAAGAAAATTAGGCATGATAAAAGGTAAAGAATTTTTAGCACAATTCGACAAATTACGAGGTGGTGGTCAAATTTCTAATACAGAAGGTGAACAAGCATTGAGAGCAGGAACAAGTTTAGATGATTCATTAACAGAAAAGGCATTTAGACAAGAGTTATTAAGATTAAGAAAAATTGCAGAAACTGCATCACAAAAGAAATTTAAACAAATTCAAAATTTAAATACATCTGAACCTCAATCTAATAACGAACAAGAATTATTTTATGATCCAGAAACAGACACAATGAAAAAATCAGATGGAACAACAGTAAAATGACACAAAAAGTAAAATTACCAAGTGGAGAAACTATTAATTTTCCAGACTACATGACTGCACCTCAAATAAAAGCAGTATTAAAAAAAAAATATAATCAAGCAGATGTTCAACCACAAACATCATTTACTCCAACATTAGGAGACAAAGCAAGATTATTTGCTCAAGGACTATCTTATGGTTTTGGTGATGAAATAACGGCAGGGGCAAAATCTTTGTTTTCAGATCGTTCTTATGATGATTTAGTAAAAGAAGAAAGAGATAAAATAAAAAATTATCAAACATCAAGACCTTTAGAATCATTAGGATATGAACTAGCAGGGGCATTACCAACGGCTATTGGTTCTGGTGTAGGGTTGCTACGATTATTACCATCTTTAGCTAAAACATCCAATTTAGGAAAAGCAGTCGGATTAGGTGCAATAGAAAGTGGTGCATATGGTTTTGGAACTGGAGAAGGTTTACTTGATAGTGCAACAAATGCACTTATTTCTGCCCCCATTGGTGGTGTTACTGGTGGAACTGTATCTTTAGTTGGTAGTGGATTAAAAAGATTAGCAACAAACCAACCTACTCGAACAAATAATGAGGCAAATAAAATAATAAAAGAGGCATTGGATGCTGATGAATTGTCACCTCAAGATTTACAACAAAAAGCAAAAAATATACCCAATTCATTACCTCAAACCTTATCAGATTTAGCAGATGCAAACACTAGAGGATTAACTTATGTTGCCTCACAAGGACAATCAAAAGGTAAAAAAGTTGCAGAAGATTTTTTAACAAGTAGAAATGTATCTGCACCAGATAGAGTAACAGATAATATTACTAATTTTTTAAATCCAATTAAGGCAAAAAATGTTGATGACATAACCAATAAATTGCAAAAAGATGCTAGTGATTTATATGAAATTTCTTACAATAAAGTAGATGAGTTGGGCAATAAAACACCCAATCTTATAAATAAAAATTCTGTAAAAAATTTTTATGATTTAGATGTTTTTCAAAAAGCAATTAGAGAAACAAAAGATTTAGTTGAGTTAGATATTTTAGATAACCCAAAAGCAGTTAATGAGTTTAATTCTATTTTTAAATTTAACAATTCAACTAAAAAATTTGAAATTCAGGAGGATGTTCCTCTGGAATATGCCGACAAAATTAAACAAGGAATTGATGATTTTATTGAAAAAAATACTTCAACTTCAGTTAAAACTGGAACTCTAAGTAAAAAAGCAAAAAGAAAAGTTGTGCAGTTAAAAAATAAATATCTTGAAACTTTAGATGAACAGAATCCAGTTTATAAAAATGCAAGAAAAATCTTTAGTGATAAAACATCGGTTCAAGATGCTTTTGATGAAGGCTTAAAATATAAACGATTAGATATGGATGAATTAAGTGATTCATTTAAACAACTAAAAACTGATCCAGAAAAAAAAGCATTTCGTTTAGGTGTTTCAAAAAGCATGAATGAAGAAGTTATTAAAAAACCAGACAGTGCAAGTGATTTTTACAAATCAATTTTAGGTTCAAATAAAAAGAAACAACTGTTTAAATTGATTGCACCAGATGAAAAATCTTATGATAATTTTTTATCACAACTTGATCGTGAAAAATCTATGTTTAAAACGCAAAAAGATGTTTTATTAAATAGTAAAACTGCACCAAGAGAGTTATTTACCAGAACAGTAGATACTGCATTAAATCCACAAGGTTTAGTAAAAGAAACACTAGGCAAATTAGAAAATTTTGCAGTAGGTAGAAATCCAGAAGAATTAAGAGGGGCAATTATTGATAAATTATTAAACCCAAATTCTACAAAACAAACTCTGCAACAGATAATAGATGCAGATAAAAAAAGATTATTTGATGGGTTACTTAATACACAACCTTTAACTTACCCAACTAATATTGTCGTTCAACAAGGACTTTTAAACAACTAGGAGAAAATTATGTCTAAAAATTCAGTAAACGATTATTCGGCTACGGCTGATTCAAATACCGATGTCGGTGGTATTTCTATTGCCGAGGGTATGTTGCCGTCAAATGTAAATAACAGTCTTAGGGAAATTATGAGTCATACTGCTGATTGGGTTGCAGGAACAACTGCACTATCTACTATAAATATAGATGGAGGTGCAATTGATGGAGTAAATATAGGGGCAAACTCAGCAGGCACTGGTGCATTTAGTACGGCAACTTTCGCAGACGGCAGTAATTCAGCACCGAGTATAAGTAATACTGGTGATACCGATACTGGATTCTATTTTAGTGGTGCGGATGAAGTTAGTTTAACAACTGGTGGTACACAAAGATTAAGTGTTAATTCATCAGGTCATCTAAATCATAATGGTTCAGCTAGTGCCGATATTGCACCCTTAACCAGTGCCACTACTATTACAATGGATTTTGATACGGGTCAAAATTTCAGTGTGACACTTTCACATAATACGACTTTTGCAAACCCAACTAATATAAATGTGGGTCAGTCAGGGTCAATAATAATAACACAAAGTAGTGGGTCTAATACTGCAAGTTTCGGATCGTATTTTAAATTTGGAGGAGGAACTGCACCTACCCTTTCGACTACTGCCTCTGCCGTAGATCGAATTGACTATTTTGTTGTGAGTGCGAGTTTAATTCATGCCGTTGTTTCTATCAATGTTTCGTAGGTAGATTAATGGTTTTTCAAAATGAAATTTTAGCAGGGTCAAGTGGCTCTAGTGCATCTAGTGTTTATCAAATAGAACAATCTATTCGTTTTGATGACTCTAATCCAGCATATATGAGAAGAACACCAAGTAGTGCAAGTAATAAAAAAACTTGGACATATAGTGGATGGATTAAAAGAGGTGACCAACCAGCAAACTATGGTGCAGGTATGGTATTATTACATCATGGTAATTCTGGAACTGGTTTACAAGAAGTAATAAGAATAAATACTGCATCAGGTTCTACTCATTCAACATTAATGTATTATAGCGATTCACCCTCTTCAAATTTAACAACAACTCAAGTATTAAGGGATGGTGCATCATGGTATCACATTGTGGTAGCAAAAGACACAACTCAATCTACTGCATCAGACAGAGTAAAAATTTACATCAATGGACAAAGAGTTACAAGTTTTAGCACAGAAACTTATCCATCTTTAAATGGTGAAGGATTTATAAATAGTAATGTTTTACATAATATAAGTTGTGACCAAAATGGTGGAAGTAATTATGATGGCTATATAGCAGAATTAAATTTTATTGATGGTTCACAATTAGACCCTAGTAGTTTTGGCGAAACCAATCAAAACGGAATCTGGATACCTAAAGAATATAGTGGTAGTTATGGAACAAATGGATTTTATATTAAAGGTGCTGATGCAAGTTCGTTAGGCGCAGATAGTTCAGGTAATGGAAATGATTTCAGTACAAGTGGACTTAGTGCTGATGATCAAGTTCCTGACTCACCTTCGAATAATTGGTGTACATGGAATGTAGTTGATAAAACACCTACATCAGTTCAAACTATATCAAATGGAAACTTACAAGTAGTTACTTCTGGTGCTACTTCTGCTGATGGAATATCTGGAACTCAAGCTATTACTTCTGGTATATGGTATTGGGAAAGTCGTCAACAAACTGCACAAGTATATAATTGTTATATTGGCATTAAAAGTACTGAAGTATCTAACAATAAATTACCACCTACAAACACTCCTGATAATAATGGTTCAACTATAGGTTATTGGGGTGTGGGTTTATATAAAGATGGCTCAAAAGTGCAAGATGTTACAACTTCTGGTAATGGTGATGTAGTAGGAATAGTTGTAAATTTAGATGCCTCTCCACAAACTGTACAATTTTATAGAAATGGTTCAACATCTGGCACTGCTATTGAGATATCAAGTGGTTTCACATGGTTGCCAATAAGCAGTACCAATAGTAGTGGTTATTCAGCAGGAACTACTTCAATGACTAATTTTGGTCAAGACAGTACATTTGGAGGACAAATTACTGCATCTACAAATACTGATGCTAATGGATTAGGTAATTTTAAATATAGTGTACCTAGTAATGCACTTGCAATCTGTACAAAAAATTTAGGGAGTTAATATGCCAACACCAACAATCAAACAACCAAATAAACATTTTACATCAACCCTTTATGAGGGAAATGGAACTGCTATTGGGTCTGGTGGAAAAACAATAAGTGGTTTAAGTTTTAAACCAGATTTAGTATGGATAAAAAACAGAGATGCATCAGATAGTAATGCTTTATATGACTCTAGTAGAGGTGCAACAAAACAATTAGAATCTGACACTACCACAGCAGAAACAACAGAGTCAGAAGGATTAACTTCTTTTACAAGTGATGGATTTACATTAGGAAGTTTGGATCAAGTTAATACCAATAATGAAAGTCTTGTTGCGTGGAATTGGAAAGCGAGTGGTGGTTCGGCTTCTTCAATAACATATACAGTAAAAGTAGTTTCTGATAGTGGCAATAAATATCGCTTTGATGACTTTGGTACAAGTGCTGTAACCTTAGATTTGCAAGAAGGTGGCACTTACACTTTTGACCAATCAGATAGTAGCAATGCAACACACCCATTAAGGTTTTATACATCAGCCGATAAATCAGGTGGAGAGTATACAACAGGCGTAACTACAAATGGAACAGCTGGATCATCAGGTGCTTATACAAGAATTACTGTAGAGGATTCTGCACCCACACTCTACTACCAATGTAGTAGCCACCCTGCTATGGGTGGTGCAGTAAATACTAACTCAACTTTTGGTTCGTCAAATTTTGCTGGTAGCATACAATCTACTGTGCAAACTAATTCTGATGCTGGATTTTCTATTGTAGAATATACTGGAACTGGTAGTGCAGGAACAGTTGGACATGGTTTATCGTCAGCACCAGAATGGATTTTAGTAAAAAATCTTACAGATTCTAGTAATTGGTTAATTTATTCATCATTATTTGGTGCTAATAAATATGGATATTTAAACTTAACTAATGCTTGGGCAACAGATACAACAGGTTTTAATAATGTAGAACCAACAAGTAGTGTGTTTTCTGTTGGAAGTGCTAATGAAACAAATGGTAGCACAGATAGCTTAGTAGCATATTGTTGGCACGGAGTAGATGGCTTTAGTAAATTTAATAGCTACACTGGAAATGGTAATTCCAATGGGCCATTTATTCATACCAATTTTACTCCATCTTTGATTATGATTAAGCGAACAGATAGTGCTGGTTATCATTGGTGTATTTTAGATAACAAAAGAAATTCATTAAATCCTGCTGATAATGTTTTAAAACCAAATTTAAGTGCAGTAGAGGATGATGATGCAAATATGGCAATAGATTTTTTAAGTAATGGTTTTAAAATAAGAGGTGCAGGAAGTGATGGAGATAATATAAATGCAAGTGGTGGAACATATATTTATATGGCTTTTGCTGAAAACCCCTTTATTGGGGATGGTGTATCTCCAGTAACTGCTCGTTAAAAAAATAAAAAAATTTAAATAAAAAGGAGAAAATTATGACATATGCTTATGTAAAAGCAGATCAAGTAGTACAAATTTTAAATCCATCAATGGCTTGGACTGATCCTGCAACAGAAATTCAGCATCCAAGTTCTATATTTTCAATATGGTCAAAAACCGATTTAGCTAATATTGGTTTATATCCTCTTGTTTCTGCAACTCCTCCTGCATCAGATTTTCACACAATAGGTGCAAGTAGTTATGCATTTGATAGTGTTAAAAAAGAAGTGGTTGAGTCTATTGCATCCTCTGATAAAAAATTAGACGATACATTATATGCGGATGGTGATGATATACCAGATGATAAAAAAGTTGGTGATGTTGCTAGTCAAGGCTTAGTTAACCTATGGATTGAAAAAACTAAAAATACGGCATCAAGTTTATTAACACCGACTGATTGGTATATTATCAGAAATACAGAAGATAATACAAAATCTATTCCTTCTGCCGTAACTACTCATAGAGCCAGTGTAAGAACTGCGTGTGATGAAATTGAAACAAAAATTAAAGAGTGTGATACTCTTGATAAACTAAAAACTTTATTTGTTACCCCTACTGACTCTGAAAATAAAATTACTGGTAATGCACCAATTTATGATTTTCCCAAACCTTATAGTGAGTAGTCATGGAATTGTTTTCTACGGCTTTAATAGGAATTAAGGTTGTTGAAAAATCTTTTGATTTTATAAAAAAAAGTATTAATACAGTTCAGGATATTAGTGAATTAGGTGGTCAAATTGAATCATTTTTAGATAGTCACGATACATTACAAAAACAAAGATTTAAAAAACAATCTGATCCATTTTCTATTAAAAATATTGCACAAGAAATAATTGATGCAAAATTAGCCGTTGAAAAAATGCAGGAAATGTCAACTATGATTGATATGCGATTTGGTCATGGCACATGGTCAAAGATTGTTTCTACTCGAAGGCAACGAATTAAGGAAGAAAGAGAAAGAATTAAAAAAGAAAGAATTTTAAAAATAAAACGCAGAAATGAACTTATTAAAGAATTTCAACGAGTAAGTATTGTTGCAATTTGTATGATAATTTTTATAACACTTTTATTCATAGGACTGGCAAATGAGTAAATTATCAGAATTAGAAGAAGGTAAACTTTTAAATGCCGTTGAGAGTTTAACAACTGAATGTAAAAATTTAAATTGTAGAGTTCGTGCCTTAGAGTTGCAATTAGAAAAAGGCAAGGGGATGTTATCAGCAGTTGTTTTGATTTCTTCTGCATTAGGTGGAGTTGTTGCCACCATTATTGGAAAGTGAATCATATATTACAAGGCAAGGCATCAGAACATTTTGTTGCTTATACTTTAAATATAATGGGGTTTAGAACCTCATTAATTAATCATAATGGATTTGATCTAATTTCTAATGTTAATAATTTAATATATAAAATAGAAGTCAAATCAACAACTCGTAGAATTAAAAATCGTAATGCTTTTAAATTTTCAACAAAACAAGCAAAAAAAAATCATAAATTATCTGATAATTTAGATTCAGATATTGTGGCATTTGTGATGTTTTATCAAAGCATACACCCACGAATTTTATTTAAACCAACTTACAAAATTACAGGATTAAGTCATGGAATTTATGACATTCATATAAAACCAAATATGGAAAGGGAAACTTTTAATGAGTCAATTATGCAACTGGGATGAAATAAAATTTTTTAAAAAAGAAGAGTTTAATTGTTCACATTCTGGAAAAAATAAAATGCAACATGAATTTATGCAACGATTAGATGCTTTGCGAAAAATGATAGATAGACCTTTAGTTATTAGTTCTGGGTTTCGTGATATTAGTCATCCAATTGAGGTAAAAAAAACAAAAGCAGGAATGCATACAACTGGTATGGCTTGTGACATTTTAGCCTCGCATCAACACGCATTAGATATAATTTCATTTGGATTAAAATTAGGATTTAAAGGTTTTGGAGTTCAGCAAAAAGGTGATTTTAATTCACGATTTATACATATAGATTTACGAGAAACACAAACATTATGGAGTTATTAAATTATGTTATTCGGATCAATTATATCAGCAGTTAGTGGTTTGGGTAAGGCTTGGCTTGAAAATAAAAAAATTAAAAACAAACAAAAAATGCAAATTGCAGAGGCACAAGTTAAAGCAGAAATAAAAAAAATTGAAGTTCAAGCAAGTGAAGTCAAAGGCGATACAAATTATGATTTAGAAGTTTTAAGAAATCAGAAACACACATTAAAAGATGAATACGCATTATTAATTGTGACTTTACCATTTGTTCTTTCGTTCATTCCTTTTACACAAGATTATATCGTAAAAGGTTGGCAATATTTACAACAAGCACCAGAGTGGTATTCATACATTTTTGTTGGTTCAATAGCAGGATCACTCGGTTTAAGATTTATTACAAAAAAATTATTTAAAGGTTAATAGTGAATTGGCTTGATGCAGAATTGATACAAGCAATCAATGAAATTTCTTGGTTTGACGGCATAGGAACACTTGTTGTTTTATTGGTTGCATATGCCATTTTTAAAAGA